CCTTCCGGACCATCGATTCCGCAATCTGGTCGACGACGATATCGATGTAGTCGACAATTTCCGGTGTTGCCTTCTTCTTCAGTTCATCGCGCATCCAGTCGCGCAAGGTGTGCGGGTTGGTGGTGGTGTGGCCGCATTTCGGGTTCAGGCAGGTGCATTGAACATACCAGTTTCGCCCGCGCCGGACCCGGCCGGATTGGGCGGAAAGGCACTCACAGCGGTCACAGACGAAGTAGTCCAGGATGTCCATCGGGTTGTAGCCGGACATCAACAGGTCGTACAGATGCTTGTTGCCGTCCATGATCTTCTTGGCGAACGCCGGGTAGACGGTATCGAGCATCTTGTAGACGCCATAGGACCGGGAATCGGGCGATGCCAGCATGTTAAACATCGCCTGATAGACTGGTGCGTGTTCCTTGGTTTTGGTCATAAGCTAAGTCCTCGCAGATCCATTCCCGGTATCCCCGGCACGTTGGCCATCTGACCAGCAGCCATGCCGCCGCCTTGGGGAACCTGGATGTTGTCGTTGGCGCCTATCGGGTTGATGCCGCCGTTGTTGATCGGCGCCGGAACAGCACTATTCAGACGTTCTTTATCTTCGTCGTCTGCTATTTTTATACCAAGGAATTCCTCAATTAGTTCCTGTGCTTTTTTTAACTTCAGGAACGGTACAGGTTGGCCGGTTTTCTCGTCAATTGCCTGAATCTGCATCAGGCCGAGGATGATGTTGTACATATCGTTCTTGCCGCGCGGTACTGCCGAGCCAATGACGACATCGACATCGAAGTCCAGGGCAATCAGGAGCGGTTCGCCGTCCTCGCCATAGACCGGATCCCAATCGGGCAGCGTATCCGGGTCAATCGGCTTGTTCTCGGCCAAAAGCGGGTCCAGCAGTTCCTTGGTGTGGGCCGTGGTGCGCGGAACGGAGGCTGGTGCGAGGGCGATATCGGCGACATCGATAAAGGCGCGTTCCTTGTCCGAGCCGAACGAGGTCCAGAAGGGCTTGTCCCAATATTCCAGGCAGAGCTTCAGACCGTAGCGGTCGGCCCAGGCCATCGCCGCGGAGATATCCGACTTCTTGTCGCGGACGCCGACGGCGCCTTGCGAGAGCTGGCCGTTGATCTGTGTCGCTGTGGCCGAGGATCCTTGCGCGATGCCGTTCATCAGGTCGGAGAAGCGCGTCGCCTTCTGGCTCTGGTCCAGGTAGAGCAGGAGGGTGTTGTTGACCACCGGGTTGACGCCGACGCCAACCGTCTGAAGGATGTTCTGGCGTGGGTTCTTGCAGACGACCGCCTTGGTCGGGTCGGAATTGAGCTGGCCGTCATCCATCTCGCCGGCCGGGTCGACGAAGGTCTTGCTTTGCGAACTGAATCGGACGCCCAGCTCGAGTTCGTCGGCCATGCAGTTGATGCTTTCCTGGAACCGTTGGAGGATCTTGCCGTCGCCGAATCCGTAGAAGCAGCCTTCTTTGGGCATCCCTCGCGTGAAATAGAACGGGTACTCATTGTCGACATACTTGTAATAGGGTTCGTCCGCCGGAGACTCGCGGAGGATCAGGCCGTTGACATCCATCTCGATCAGCTGCAAGTTGCCTTGGTCGTTGTTCCGGGTCCAGACGTGCAGCAGGGTGAAAGAATCGAAGTCGTCAATCGACGTTTCTGCCTCATCCCCTTGGTACTCATTCAGGCCGGCAGCCACCGCGTCCGCATAGGCGTCGCCGTACTCTTTTCTGGCCCAACCGATGGACTGGAAGCCGATCTCGTGGATGATGTACTCGGCATACTGAAGATCCTTATAGTCCTTGATCTTGCCATCGACGAAGACGGAATAGAGGGACGGGTTGCTCGTTTTGGCGTATCCGGACGGTTGGCCCGGACCGGCGCCGAAGTTCTTTTCCCAGGCGGTTGTCAGCCAGCCGTTGCCCAATAGGAGGTACTGCCGGACGTGATCCTTGACCTGGCGCATGAATTGGGCCTTGCGCCGGTTGTACTTGCTGGCCGGATTCAGCTTCTTCACTTGATCCTCGTGTGCCGGATTGTTGGTGACGTAGTTGAATTCGACATCGGTTTCGACCATCGCCGCGGTCTGTCCTTCGACGTTCGGGGTCAGCAAGGGCAGGAAATTACAGGGTTTTTTCGGATCATTTGGGTCCTTGTCGCGGTTGCACTCATAGAGTTTTTGAATCTCGGTCCATTCCGCGGCGTATTCCGACAGCTCGGCTTTCCGCGTCAGATACTCCTGGGCGTAGAATTCGCCACGTTTCCGCCGTTCGGGCGACATCAGGGACATCCAGGGCTTGTCTAACGGCCCTTGTTCCAGGTCATCTTCATAAATGTGATCCATCAGTTAGCATCTCCTTCACCGATATGGACGGTTTTCATGCCGGCCTCGTCCTTGGCCTTGATATTCTTCTTGACCGCATCCATCGACAGGAGTCCGGTGAGCGGATCGCGGTACTTGGCATAGGGGTCGGCCGGTTCGTCAGCTTTCATCGGCTGTTTGAAGGCGATTAGGAGTTCGTCGAGGCCAATCTTAAAATTATTCAACGACGAATTTAACTCCGTTTTGACGATATGACCGGTCCGTTCGGCGACCGACTCCTTCACGCTGTCCAGCGACCGGGCGATGTTCCGCGATACGGTGGACAGCTGGCCGATATACAGGTCGTTGAAGACCTTGGTGCGCTTCAACGCCGTCAAAATGTAATAAACCTGTAACAGGATGGCAAGAATGACCAGGATCAGCAGGATAACGAGTAATGATTCTACCATGGTAAGTCCTCCTTCGATTTGACTGGCCGGCTGGCGCCTACTCCGATCAGGGACAGGCTTTGCTTTTTGTAGTCGACCGCCTCTTTGTTCGTGATGCTCTTGGTTTCCGTCATGAAGTCGATTTCCTCCGGGAAATAAAAACCTTCCAGGACCTTCTTTTCCTCCTTTATGTAGGCCCGCTGCTGTTCCTTGGCCACTAAGAGAATAGCCAGGGAGATGATCAAGTCGTCATGCGCTCCCGGTTCCGCTGCCCAAAAGATGCCCTTCTGCTTGGCCTTCTGGCGCGTGAACGTGAGCATTTCCATCAAGGTATCGATGTCGTTGATCTTGTCGATGTTCTGATCGACCCAATCCACCAGTTCGTCTAAAATCCGCTGCCGGTTTTCCGGTGTGGTCCTAAACCCAAGCTTGGCTTCGACCTGGGCGTTCATGTTCTCCGGATGCGCGTCCCGGCGATAGATGTTGCTATATCCCAACTCCTGCAATTTTTCCAAAGGGTAAGAATCGAAGTTGACTTCCGGCGCGACCAGGGCGTTGTTGTAGTATTTCAAGAGGCCGAAAATCTGGAAGATACAGACATTGGGCATCTTGCCGCTGTGATAGACACAGACCTGTTCGTCCGTCACATTGTTGATGATGTGCATCGCGTAGTAGTCCGAGCCTTCCCCGGCGGTATCGAAGGCAGCAACATAGGGGTAGCCCGGCTTCGGATGTTCATAGATCGTCGCCTCGCCGTCGCGGAATTTGTAAGTCTGGAAGGTGTCCTTCTTCGGCTGTCCGGACGCCTCGTCGCGCTCGAAACTGACAGCCATCTTCTGCGGCTGCATTTCCTCATATATCTCTTTTAACCGCTGGATCCGGCCATTGACCAAGTTGGCATTAAACACGGTGCGGCCGGTGGTTCCCCACATCCCGAGGCCATAGACCATCCAGGAGTACGGGTCCGTAAACTGGAATTTCTCGATTTCCGAGATATCCTCGGCCGACAGGAAGCGGTTGTCCTTGTAAGTCGTCTTCAGCATCATCACATCGGATCCGCCCTTGATCAGTTCGTTCTCGATGTAGTCCTTGATCGGGTGGCCGACATAGACCGGGTTGAAGGACAGGATCAGGCGCTTCTTCCAGCCAAGGCCGCGCAGCCGGCGGTTCAGTTCGCGCATATTCTTCATGTCCAGCTCTTCGGTCGCTTCCTCATACCAGATGTCAGTGAGGATCTTGCCCTTCTTGAATTTGATCGACTTGATGTTTTCGGCCGAGTCCAGGCCAGAGAACATGATGACGTTGCCCTTGCCCGGACCCGCGTTGCAGGTCAATCGGGGCGACGGATGCTCGACGACATCCCACAAATCGATAAGTCCCATCTGATCCAGGGCCGAGCAAATCTCCGGAAAGACGGATTCCTTGGCGTCCGTCCCCTGTTTTCTTAGGCAGATCAGGTTTCGACCTTCCATGAGCGTGATCTGAAGGGCAAGTTTTTGAGCGATAAACACACTTTTTCCGGAGCCAGAACCGCCGAAATAAATCTCATAACGGTTGATGGTTTCCAAATACGGAAGATAAACCGCATTGAAAATCTCCTTCTGGATCTGGATGTTATACCCTTCTGCCAGTGCCGTCCGTTTTGCCACTTGTCACCCTTCACTTCAATCGCTTAATATATTAGCAAGAGCAAGTCATGCACATTTCTAATGCTGATTATAACCGATAACAACGATACCGCAACAAGAAAGGAATAAAACCAAAATGGCCGGAACATTCAAGCGACGAGTCATCTTCGACTTCAACCAGGCGGAGTTCGACGGCCGGGTAACGGAGGCGCCGACCCTGGAAATCTTCACGCGGCCGGACAAGACCGAAACCGAAGTCTGCCGGTTCCAGGTGGTCTGCAACAGCAATCCGTTCTCGGCGAAGCAGGCGATCTATTTCAACTGTTTCTGTTACGGCATCAAAGCGACGCGGACCTACGAGCGGATCAAGAAGGGATACACCGTCCACGTCATCGCGGAAACAAAGAGCCATACTACGAAGGCCGACAAGAAACTCGGCATCCCGGCCTACGTCCTGAACGAATTCGAGGTCCGGTGGATCTACATCCTGTTCGCCCCGGAGGACGGCATCCCGAAAGTGGAGAAGCGTCCGGGCCTGAAGATCAACTACGCCATCCGGGATATCAAGTCAATCATGCAGCACGTCACCAAGGACGAGGAAGACTTCGCCAACGCGCTGTATCCGCCGGAGGATCCCGAATGAACCTGTGTATTTTCGCCGGCCAACAATGCAAATTCATGACCAAAGCCAACGGCTGTAGCGCCACCTTCAACTGCCCGCATAAACCGAAGAAGGAGAAAGGAAATGAAAATGACAACCGAGTTAAACGAGAAAATGAACAAAGAATCGGCGAGTAAGGAGATCGTCCTCAATATCGTCGCCAAGTACCTGCCCAAAACCGATAAGGTGATCGTCGCTTCCAACAACAATTCCGCAGATCCGGAAATCGCGAGAAGGTTACTGGACTCCATCTTCGTCGGTATCGTCGGCGAGATGCTGGCCATCTACGACGTCGGTTCCTTCTCCCGATTGACCTCTCAAGCCATCCTCAAGTTCCTCGACGAACACGACCCGGAACAGGCAGCAGCAATACGCCAGATCCGGACCCAGGCGGTGCATGACAGCTTCCGCAACCGTCGGACAGGAAAGTAGCCACCGATGATCGAGATAGGCTTCTACGCCCTCCTGACCCTGTTCCTGTGGCTTTGCGTGGAAACTATCTGGGAGAACCGGAATAAACCGAAATAAGAAAAGACCCTCCGACAAAGAGGGTCTTTATTTTTATTTGGCCGAAAGGGAAGTTAATCAGGAAACATCTTGTCCAAGCAATCCAGCAGTTTAACCTCGAAAGGTCTTTGGTCAATAAATCCGTCATTGCTCGTTTCAATCAAAGGCGATAGATAAACAATCTTGTCCGGCTTCATGCGCTCGATACCACCTTCATTCCGAAACATACCTTCGGGATAATAAACCAGCATCACCGACTCAATCCCGCTTTTATTGTTCCGGATAAATAATGGAGAAACTATCTGGCCTTCCGACGTGATCAACTTCTCAATCAGCTTTTCATAACAAGCCAGCTTAATCCGATTGCTCTTGTTCAGGTAGTTGCTCATGGGATCATCTCCCACCCTTCCTCTGTCTGTCTTCGCGAACCAACCGCTCCAAATCACTATCAATCGCCGCCACTACAGCAGGATCAACATATACCTTGCTACGACACCTTTCACGGCCAAGCCTGATTATATCCCGGTCCGCACGTAATCCGTCACGTAAAATCTGGTTCAGAAACATCAAGTCCAATGCGCCCATAGGTATCATCTCCCCTCGCTAATATATTAAGCGATAACGATCCTTTTTGTATAGAAAAAAATAATAGGGAAACGCGATGAAGCAATTTCCCTATTACCCACGGATTAACCATGCACCTCCAAAGTGCTAGGAATCGAACCTTGCGGCCCCTGCTACACAGCTTCTTACGGGGGATCTGTTGCAACCAGACTGTCAGCCCTGTCCTGACCCGACCTTTGGATTGATCTAAGTATAGCCCGATACGAGAGGGGCGTCAATATGAGGGACAATGGGGAGAGGTTCTTTTTTGTGGGAAAGTTTAGTGCGTGAGTAGGTATCTACAACGCGGGGCCGCCGCCCTGGGTCCGGGGGCAGCCGGGGTGGGTCGGCCGTCGTTCGCCCAGGCGCGCGCGTAATGCAACAGACACAACAGATACCCTTCATACAAGCCGCAAGCCCTTGCTGTGCCTGCATCTGATAGGGCATTGACAATGATCTGATAACGTGCTACCATTGAACCATGGAACACGGCAACACACACTAAGCAGGAGGGCGAACACATGGCCAACACTGAATTACTCTGGCAGTACGACACAATTAGTGGGAAGAAGTTATTTCTCTATCGCTTCATGGATGACAGTCAAGTCGAATATACAGTAGTCATCGGTGAATCTGATGCCATCGGGGATAACAACAATTCCGAAACGTTCTCTACCATTGACGAAGCCTTGGCATCAATCAATAAGTTGATGGCCATCTAATCAACCCACACGGCTGACGCAACGGCCACACGGCGAGAAGGAGCTTATTTTATGAAGTACATCGCAAATGTCCGCATCCGTAAACAGGACCGCAACGGCAACACCTATCATGACGTGCAACTGCTGGACATGGACGGCAACGAACTGGCCAAGGCTACCAAGGAATACGGCTACGGCCATCAGTACAAGCAAACCACGGCCGACATGATTAACAAGTTGGAAGGCAACAACAACACCGAATACAGCAACGTTTCTGATATCGTGATCTTTATCGACAACACCTATTGATTCAATCAGCACTGACGACGCCTTCGGGCGTAAAGTGGCGGCCCGGTTCGAAGCCCGGGCGGAAGGAAGGGACGTTTATGCACAAGTACGTTTTACTGATCGATCCATGCACCGGCACCCACGCACGCACGCGCTAATGAGTATTATCTAGTTAGATAGTACAGACTATGGAACAAGTAGCAAATATTTGTCATTAGCAGCAAATATCTGTTATTGCTCGTCATCGGTCCGGTTCGCAGACACGTCGAACGATTTACCGGCCACATTGACCTGAATGTTGATCTGGCCAGGCTGCGCGGGCGGGGCGTTATCCTTGTATTCAGGGCGGCGCGATTTGATGGCAAACATCCGCTCGATGCTGGCGTTAGGGTCTTTCAAGGCTTTATCCCAGGTCATGGCTTCAGCTGCGAGGGTCTCCGCTTCTTTTAAAGTGGCGAGACAGGCCGAAAACAGGGCGTTTCGCGTCCAAATCATCACCATCACCGGGCTCACCCTTCCACCCTCAAAAATTGACCTTTTTGTGTTTCCATTGGCCAATGCTAGGATATATTGCATCATTTCCGGGGTCCAATCAGCTAAAGACCTAGCAATATCAAGACTTTCACCGTTTTCCCCTGTTTTGTGTAATGATTGGATATCTTCCATTGATAGCTTTACCAAGTCGATCAGCAAAGGCGGCCAATCCCCGGGGATCGCGTCATCAATTCTAAGGCGGCTGCAAGGCACTACAAGCTCACTGGGTTTATCAGCACTGATTATCAGTCCATTCTCTACCGAATCATTCACCAGGGCATCGAAGTCGTCCATAGATACTACTCCTTATCTAAGATAGTACGTTACTACATCAATTAGTTAGTACATAATACTAGTCTATATAAATAAGTATATTTAAGCAAATTATTTTATTCTACAGGTTGACAAGGTTTTGACAATAGTGTTATACTACAATCAGTTGATAAGGCATTGATAACACGATGATAAACAAACGGGAGGAAAGAAACATGAACAAGACATTATCCGAAATGACCATCCGGACCAGCCTGAAGGATCTCGTTACCTATGTCCGCATGAACGGGATCGACAACAGCGACATCGAAGCTACTAACAAAATGGCCGACATCATCGGCAATCATACCGCAGCCGAACTTGCTGAAATTGCCAAAGCCGACCAGAACACCACGTTTTTCCTGCTGAAATTCATCTGGCCGATCATCGACATCATCCGATTCTACAATGAGTATTTCGACACCATGAACAAGCGAACCATCGCCGACCTGGAAGAAGTCAACCAGGAATTAGGGCGCGATGCCAACAAGTTACGCGACCGGGCCCAAGCTGCCGAAGCTATATTGGCCAATCTCGAGGAAAACAAAAACGTCATTGTCCGAGCCCGCGACGAATACCGGGAAAAACTCTACGCAGCAGAAAAGCAGGTCGACGAACTGGTCCGTCGGTTGGCAGCGTCTGAAGTCCGGTCTGATAATCTTGATTTGGAGGTTCTGAAGCTCAAGGCGCAAATGTTCGACAACATGACGCGCTAAACCGATGGGTCCGGAGCAATCCGGATGGAAGGAACGAAGCGCCGGTCCAAAGTCCGGCCAATACACAGGAGGCGAACCAATCATGGCTACATCAAGATTAAGGCAATACCCGCAGCAGACCGCGCTCGATCCGTCTTTCATCGACTACTTGACGCAGGTAGAGAATGACATGATCGCCCGGCAAACCAGCTTCAGCGATTACATGAACGACAAATTCACATTCAACAGCTTACTGACCATTGGCCAGAATTGAGAAGGGAGATCCAAATCATGAACACATTTATTCAGCCGTACAAGACCAACAGCCAACACGTCCGGGACGCTTTCGATCAGCATATCCTGGCCAAGTTTGAAAACATCGAAGAACTGAAAAAGCAGGCCGATTATTTGATCGACGGCCGCAGCATCCGGACCAACATGGAAGCCGGGATCAAGATGGCCGAAGGCGGTCTGTTCCTCATCTCGAACAGCGACATCAAGGAATTTCTCAATAGTTTGGGCATCAATCCCGAAAACAAGGAATTCGAAGAAGCCAAAAGCTGGACCCTGTACACCCGCCTGTGTGGGATTGCCGTCGAGCGGCTGCTGATCGAAAAGAAGGAGGTCTAATCTAATGGCCATTTATAAAACACCGCGCTGCCCGATCTGCGGCCAGGTAACCAATGAAGCCATTTGCCCGAATTGCGGGATCTCGACCTGCAAGGCGATCCCTGAACCGATCACCGAGTTATAAACCATATCGACCAGGAAGAAGGCGATGACCTATGCGCCGGGGCATAAATCCCGGAGTAATGCGGCCAAGGCCGGTCCAAAGCCCGGATAAAAACGCAGATGGGGAAAGTGAGGTAATTATATGGCTAGAAAAATCGATGCAACCCTGTATTTTAATGACTGTTGCCCCGGCCAAATTAAAATGCTATTCCGCTATGACAGCGACACCGGAACCCACAAGCTATCATTTCAGGCCACCTATGATGAATTCACCGGCAAGGTATATGTCAAGGATTACTTCGGGAAATCCATCAGCCGCAAGGCGCATTGCCTGAAAAAGTTCTGCCAAAGTTATTTTGTAATCGCCGGAGATAAATTTTATT